GGATAAAGCGATGCGGTGTACTGCGCAATTTGCTGTGCTGTAACCCTTACTGAGGTATTAGATTGCACAGCCTCTAATTGTTCGGAACCGCTAATGGACGTGGCTGACGGCAGTTGAGGAATTGTAATGTTAGCCATGTCTTATGGTCCCACTTGAGGTATCTGCGTATAACCATACGGAAGCCCAACTAGCGCCGTTACCATATTGGTTTTGCCAGTCAAAAGCCCACCCGAAGGTATAGCAGAATATGTTTGATAGGTGAAGGCTGTAGCTGTTGTAACAGTCACAGAATAAAATCCATTGGCTAAGTTATTTGATAACCCTTCCACGGAAATCTGGTCATTAGTTTGCAGACCATGAGGCGAAGAAAATGTTACGGAAATAACTGTAGATCCAGCAGACGTAACAGACAGAGGATTTAATTGAACATTATAATGCGTTGTCCCATTTAAGGGCATAACAGCACCTTGTTCTAATCCAACTGGTTGCCCATAGGGTTGCGTTGTCAACTGCTGATTGTCTTGTGTAATTAAATTAGTCGTTGACGGAATTGGTATGCCAGTCGTCAGGTCATAAACAGTCGGCGCTGAAGTCGTTTGATAATTGCTTTCAGCCGTCACATAATCTTGAATACGAGCATTAATAATTGGCATTGGATCTGCTGGCACAACAATAGCTCGTAACTGTTCTTGTGGAACGTCAAGACATTGGTCGCAGACAAGTATTCTTTTGTTAATAAGGCTTGCTCCAGCCCAATCATATTGCCATTTTAGATTGACATGGTTGTACAGAAACCCACACCTGTCGCATATACCGAAGGCTCTTGGATTACTAACACTAACCGACGCCCTGCCGTGTGGCCTCATCTAAAATACCCTGCAATTTGAGGGGAAAAGTATTGCTGCGCATACTCAACATTTTGTTCAGCAGCAACAGTATAAGCTTTATCTGCCCTTGCCTCTAAAGCAGGAGCCATAGCAGGCATCCAAATCTCTGAAATGCGGTGTGCCAATCCATAAGCAAAGGCATCAAGCCACAAATAAGGAATATCTACCCGCTGACCGCTGGTAAATTCGCTATCTTGAACTTGAATGACACGATAATATTTAAAAAACGCCTCAGAGCCATTTGGAACGGGCCACAAAGTAACTTGTGGAGACAACAAACGATCAAACCAATAGGTTGTTGGGAACCCATTTTGGTATTTATTTGGGTAAGAAGCATATTCTGAACGGCTAATTGGCATAATATAACGATCTGTTTCGTTATTGCCGTATATTTGAGCCATATACCCATCCAAAATCATTACAGTGTTGGGGTTAACACTATAAGTTGATGCTGGATTTGTCGTGGAAATAGTGCCACCAGTGGCTGTGCCCGTTGTTGTGTTTGCAAAAGATACATAACCTGCGCCAGAGGCCGTCACAACAGCCGAAACATTATAACCAGAAACTGATGAATTTAAGATCGTAATGTTTTGTCCAACTGTATAAATTGGCGTATTAGGCGTTGGATAAGTAACAGTTGCCGTTGTCCCATCACCTGTAATTTGTGTAATTGCCTGTGATGTTGTCATTGGAACGGAAACAAGATCAACCTGCCACAAGTTAACGCCACGATTTGACCAATTTGCTAAAAGCAAGTTGGAAGCCATGCGTGCCGTTTCCATGTGTTCTTGCAGAAGAGCTGTGTTTCTTATCCCTGCCAGATTATAGGCATAAAGCGTCAGCTCACCTAAAGAGGGATTGTAATTGTAAGTGCCGCTTGTAGCCATAACAGCTCCTATTAGAAGGTCGTAGCTGTAGCATTACTGATCAAATAACCACCAGCAAAGATTGACGCAATATATGGTCCGCCTGTGCTTGATTTAATTTGATATTGAATGTCCGTTCCAGCGGGATGAGCGACAGGAACAGTGTACGGAATGTTAAAGATTTGCACAAACGGAGACTGCGCTAACACAGTTGTGTTCCCATTTGTTGTGTAGTTATAACCATTTTCTTGGATAGTTGCACCAAGGTTAAACTTATTATACTCAGCAAACGTCATATATGCGCTGGATGTAAATCCGATTGATGCGTTGGCTTGGATATAAGTAAGATAGAAGGTATAGCCAGCAGGGACTGTGTAAATGGACATTTGTGTTTGTCCGATACCAGCATTGATCTGAGCGTATAATGTGCCGCCAGACGATTTAGCAGTAATATTACCAGCATTAAGTCCATTTGTAACAAACAAACCATTAATACGGAAGTAAGAATTGGTTGTTGTAACAGTTCCAGAACCATTGAGTGTCGCAAGTTCTGAAATAGCATTATAGTTTGCGTCCAAGCCGTTGACCTGAATAATCAAGCCAGCATCAGTTGCGCCAGATGCACTCAGCAAAACAAGCTGAATAGCTGATGATGGGTAAGCATAAGCGCCGCCTGATTGTGTCAGACCTTCCCAAGCAGGTCCAAGAGCAGTTGATCCAATTTGAGTTGAATAGCCAAAAATCTCAACAGGTTGATGGTATGAGATTAATCCACGACCAACTTGCAATTCGAATGGTTCATGTTTGCCATTTTTGGTGATTGAGTCCCAAACAACGCCTGGTTGAGAAAACGTAGCCATAATTATTTACCTTTTCCTGAACGGGCAGCAGCCACGTTATCAATTAAATTTGGATAAGGCCGACCAGCAGCTCTAGCACTAGCCTTTGCCTTTTGAACCTGTTTGCGGTTCAGATGTTTATGTGTAGCATCTTCTGGAGCAGATTTCTTCCAAAAAGGTTTCTCAGTCATACTAACATCCCCATTTACGAAGAGATTTGTTGATACGACTATCGGGATCAGCAGCTTTTGCAGACCCTGTCAACTTGCGCTTCATCCCGGTCATTCGCTCACAAAATGATTTATGACGTGGATTATCGCTGTCTTTGGTTGGGGCTTTAAGATGATGACCTTCAGCTCGTGCAGAAGCACGCCCTTTTTCATTTAAGCCACCTGAAGGGTTTTTGCCTTCTTTACGAGTCCATGCTGCTGTCATGCTTGCCTCACTTAGTAAAACGGGGGCGCAATGGCCCCCGTAAATAAGACTACCTTAGGGGGTTATCTTATTCCCATTCCATCTCTTCTTTACGGCCTTTAGGAGCCGTACCCTTGCGGGCTGAAGAAAATGGGTTAGCTTCTACGCCGCCACCGCTCTTACGAGCCTTGCGACCAGCGTGATGCTTTGTATGCTCGCCATGCACTGCGCCAACGTGCTTAACGTGGCCTTCGTGATGGTGCATAACATGACCGCCATGCTTACGCTTTGTACGACCGCCATGCTTTTTAGCTGACTTTTCTTCAGCTTCTTTCACGACGTTTGAGCCTGCGCCTTCGTACACTTCTTTAGGAGCCATGTCGTGATCAACAGTGCCTCCTGTGTTCTTGTGCTTTTTGCCCATGTGGGCAGCGTGGTGATGTGCTTTATGACCCTTCATTTGAGTCTCCTATCAGGAAGCGTTGTTGATGCCTTGGATATAGAACACTGTAAGAGTGCCTACGCCACTGCCTGTGTTTGCGGAAGTTACTTTGATCTGAACATCTTGTGGGCCACCTGTTTGAAAAGTAGCGTTTGAGACGTTATCCCAGTTTGCAACCTGAGCTGCGCCTGTACCAGGAACAATGGTGAGCTGGCCAAGAGCACTTGCAGTCACAGCGTTAGCGGCAGTAAAAGCAGTTGCAGCTGATGTACCAGCAGTTGCACCAATATTCAAAGTAGCAGCAGCACCAGTCCAAGCAGTAGTCACCATCAAATAAATGTCGGTGATTTGGCTTTGGGCAGGGATCACAATTGTGGTAGCGCCGCTTGCCTGAGTAACAACAGCGGATTGTGCCATGTTAGCATAACCAGCGTTTGCAGTACCAGTCGTACCACCCAAAGCAGCAAGGTTGCCCGTGCCATCTGAGTGAATGACGTTACCAGCGATCAAAGGGCCAGTAAAAGTAGTCCCAGCCTGTACGGGGCTACCATTGTTATTAGGGTAAAACCCACCATTAATGTCTGACATATTTTGTCTCCTATAAGGAAGTCTCTCTCCGTTAAGAGAGAGACTATGCCATTATTATGATGTTGGGAACGAACCATAAATGGAACGCCAGTTGTAGTAGCCGAAGCTGTAACGCTCGTAACCTTTAACCAAAAGGTTATCAGTCACGAAGTCAACTTGCATATCACTTTCGAACTTGACACGTTCCATATATGACAGACCATCAATGTTGGTGAGCAAGAACCAAGCATAAGCAGATGTCAAGAAGTCGTTGACCATGTAACCTTCAGGCAATCCACCTGCGGTTGTCAAGATAGCATTGACATCATTATCTGCTGTGCCTGGGCGCAATTCTGTCTTCACGAGACGGATTGCAACTGGCTCCAACTGTGGAGGTACAATCAATTTACGACCACGAGCAAACACCTTCAGACCAGCTTGGTCACGGAAGTTTGTACGGATAGCGATCATTGCGTTAAGCAATGTAGCTTCGTTCAAGTCAACCTGTGTTGAAGGAGTGTTAGCAACAGTACCACCATCAATTGGGTGGGATGTTGAACAGAGAGCAACACCGTCACCGCCAACTGCTGAGTTGTAGGTTGTTGCGGTGTTCAAAATGTTTGCGCCGTAAATTTCCTTGGTTTGCTGGAATGACTCAATCAAGCCAAGGTTTGATGGAGCAAACTGTGTCTTATACAGGTTGTCATCAATTGCCTTACGGGTAATCGCATAGCCGAGAGCAATTTCTGTATGCTCTTGGTTGTAGACATAACGCTCACCTGCGCCGTTATCGAAAGATGTCTGTGCACCTTCTGTCTTGAGCTGTGCAAGCCCAAGGTAACGCATTTCAGCGGTACGTTCCAAAGCAAGCTTTGAGTCATGCTTTGTAAAGATTTTGTCGTACTGAGATGGGATCATCTCGTACTTGCCTTCAATCCCACGGAGACCGGGGAGGAGAAGGTCTTTTATGGCAGAGAGATTAACAGCCATTGGTCCTTACTCCTTAGGCGCCAGTGAAGTTGCGTGTAGCAACGTTATTGAAGGCGACAATTGCCCAGTCATAAGCCTGACCATTAGCATAAGCGCCGGGGAAACCAGCAACAACAGGCTGATAAATGCCAACCACTTTGAATGGAGCATTTACATAATATGTTACTGTGTTGAGGGTTGTGGTATCGAGATAAGCACCAGAAATGCCGTTTGCAGCATTGCCTGTGCCAATTGCGAAACCAATGGTTGCGTTAATGTCAGTTGGGAAAGCAAGACCTGTGCTGTCCGTCTGAGCAATAAAGCGAGCATTTGGATCATTGATAATATAGCCAGTCACATAGTTGCCAGAAGCAACATCGCTACCGGGCCAGAAGTTTGACCAAACGATACGCTTTTGTGAAACTGACAAATATTGGCAGCCAACAAAAATACCACCGATGCCGAGACCACCAGGTGTTGCACCAGTCGAAGCCGACTGAGCATAAGAACCATCTGATTGTTGTGTTACTGGATCGCCAAAGTAAATGGCTGAAGCATTGTAATCAATAACAACAGCGACTTGCTCGTATGTTGGAGCAGAGCCGTTACCTGTGTATTGACGAAAACCGAAAGGCGCATTTGTGTTCGCCATGACGGGTTCTCCTTCTTACAGGAAAGTCCATCATCGCACGCCGGGGCGACTAAGAACCAAGAAAAATGGGCGACAGGCCCACAGGTTTAGATACATTCCCACGCCGGGGGGAACGATGCAGTTACTGCATATTCTTCTAATAACCCAAAATACATAGCTCTGTCAACTACATATAGTAAGTCAAAAAATTGGCGGGCCTAAACCCGCCAAATTAGTTAATTTTATATTTCTTTCGGTATCGGCATTGGCTCAAAACCTTTATTAATTCTAGGTTTAGCCAAGGCGTGATCACGGGTCATTGTTCCATCAGGAGCCTGTGTGAGTTGCTGCTCTTTCTGACGAACTTGAAGCAATGCGGCACGACGTTCAAGCTGACGGGCCTCAATTGTCAATTCTTCAGGACGCTCCATCAAAATCTGTCCTTTACGCATAATAACGTTTGCAGTCGTACCCTTTGGCATAAGCTCTGGATGACGGCTGGCAGGGACTGGTTCCCAACCCTTATGGGCCAAAGAAACCTGATATGTGGGGTCTTCTTGGTTCCAAACAGTGTGACGCTTCCATTCGTAAGTCCAACCATCTGGGATAATGGATGGGTCAATGTAGAACTCATCAGTTCCTTGATCCATGCCATTGAGATGACTACGAATTTCGGCTGCACGACGGGCCGCTCTTGAGCGTGGGTCTTCATCACGCATAGGGGGCCGCATTTCTGCCTTTGCTGGCTTTGCTTCCTCACGTTCCCAAGGAAGTTCGACATCCTCTCGTTCAAATGGGTTAGCTAGAACTTCTTTTGCCTTTTCTACTGGTTTTTGCCGCACAGGACGACCACGGCGCTTAGGTGCATTTTCCATCTTTTATCTCCTAATTAAGTTTGCCTTCTTTTTGAAGGGCAAGTTTGTTTTTGGCATACTCCTGATCAGTCATGCCCATCATACTGGCTATTTCACGCTCTTGTGATGTTAGACGAACAGTATTTGGTCGTGAACCAGGCGCTGTACCGCTACGGCTAACGGGAGCCGCAGGAGGAGCCTGTTTCCGTTCCACAGGAGTAGGTGATTGGCGCTTTGCCACGGGCTGTGCTGCCTCAGACATTGCATCATCCTCCACAGGAGCAGGAGTCTGAACCTGACGTTGGCCCACACCAAGGATTTTTTCGACTTCTGTGAAATATTCATCGGTATCAGCAACAAAGCCATCGGTTGTCACCAAGTTATGAGCGGCAATCATACGCTGCATAAGGCGTTGATCACGAGCAAACTGTGGATGGCGACGCACCCAATCGGCAGAACGTGGGGTTAATTGCGATGCCAATTGCTCCACAGGATCATTTGGTGCGTAATTAAATTTAGGTTCTTCCTGCCGAGGCATATTTTCAAGGCGGTCTCGACCATTTTCAAGCTGTAACAACTTTGCCGAGTTGTTTGACATCATTTGTTGAATGTCAGCCACCTTATCGTAATCGCCCATTTGCATGGCTTCACGATAACTGATCTTCAACATCTCAGTATCACGCTTGACAGTATCAATAGCATTGCGAATGAGGGTCAAATTGGTGTCTTGAACCTCATTTTTAGCTTTATGAGCCGCTAATGCAGCCTCTTTAGCCCGTTTTTCTGCTTCTAAACGATACTGTTTTTCTTGTTCATAAGCTTTTTTCTGCTCTTCTAAGTCAGCTTTAAGCTTTGCGATGCCAATATCTGTGGGAAGTTCACGAACCGCCCCCTTATCATCGTCATCTTCTACTTCAATAACCTGAATTTCCTCTTGTTTCGGCTCTTCAAGGGAAATTTCTGCCTCTGGAAGCTTTTCCTCCAAAGGCATTTCTAGTTGATTGTCTTCATCAGCCATATCAATCTCCTTACCAAACATTATCTGGTTCTGGGATGCGGATGCGAACCAAAGTATCTTCAATTAAACGGCACTCAACGCCATGAATGTTCAATGCCCAGCCATCAGATGGTCGCAAAACAATCCAATCACCAACTTCAACATCCATACCTTTGAACCATTTACCGCTTTCATCCACAAAAGCGTCTGGTCCTTTCTTCAAAACCAACCCAACTTTGCCTTGGAACTTATCTTCATCACGGCTTTGATCCGTAATAATGATGCCTCCCTTAGTCTTTTCTGGGCGGATATAAATCCCCACCAGAAGTTGGTTATTAAAAATCTCAATACCATCTAAGTTACCGATTTTCTTAATAATTTCGTCTCTTGGATCGGTTTGATGAACCATTTTCATGTACGGCATTTTAACCCTCTCTATTGTTGCCACTATTTAGACTGAGCAATACGTTCAGCCTCGTCACACAACTCTAAAGCTGTGCGAAGCCCTGTTATTTTACCAATGTGATGCTTGTAATCTGCGTAGTCTTCCAAGCTCATTCCGTTTGATAAAATATCTAATAACCTATTTATTTCATCCATTATGAGTTTTTTAAGCTCATGTTCATATACACTTGAATACGTTAACATATTTCCACCCTTTCCCTCTAAATGGTGGTTTCCCTCTGTATATACTAGGGTGGCTGATACCAGAGGGGATACCAGCCACCCCGCTTCAATTAGCAGACCGAACCGCTAATTAAATCAATAAGCTTCTGGCCCCTTGGGAGGCTTTGTCCCGTAAGCCTTCATCTTTTGCAAACGACCTTCACCGCCGCCTGCACCATCCTTAATCGGATATGCACGACCACCACGCTTACGAGGCATTGGAGGCATAGCGCCTTGTTGAGGCATTGCAGGAGGTGCACCCATTGGCATACCCATTGGAACGCCCATTGGCATACCCATAGGAGGAGCTGACGGAGGTGCTACAGGAACTGGAGTACCAGCAGGCTTTGGCATACCAGCTTGAGGCATACCAGCAGGTGTTGGGCCATTACCCGCACCATGAGGATTAATCATGATGTTGATGTGGGTTTTACCCTTACCAACTTTGCCACCAGACTTGCGTGGGATGCGATCACCAGTGCGACGAACACCAGTCATCTCCATCATTTCCAAACCCTTGTGAGTAGCCGAACCACCATCCTTTTTATGCAAAGATTTCAATGTCTTAGCAAGGTTAGCACGTTTAGCTAATTTAGGATTTGAGCTATGTGTGGCTTTTTCCAGTTTTTTAGCAGGAATTTTTTCGCCAGCAGCTACATGAAGCTCTTTATGCAAAGCGCCTGGGTGCTTAATAGCGCCCTGTATCCACTTATGGCTTGCTTCACCACCATGCTTACGATGCTTGAGAGCTTCGCCCTTAACCATCTTTTTGATGAGTGCTTTGTCTTCAGCAATATCAGGATGAGCTGCCTTGCCGCCCTTTTTCATGCCCATAAGCTTGAGTGCTTGTGAACCTGTTGGAACGGAAGCAAGACGACCTGTAGGAACGCCTGCACGATTGGAATTGGCAATGTTAGCCGCCGCAGCAGCACGAGGGTCAATCATAGCGCCCCCGCCAGCCTTATGATGACGATGATGCTTGCCGTGGTGAGTAGCACGACCACCACGTTTTTTGCCGTCACCATCTTTGTTAGGATCGTAGTCGTTGCCCTGATCGTCAGTAATAGCGCCAGCGCCTGTACGATCATCATAATCACTTTCATGGTCTTTTAGCCATTGAGTAATTCCATCAGAACCGCCAGTTTTCTTATGTGCACGATGAACTTTGCCACCCTTTTTAAATGCGCCAATGTGCTTGATGCCTTCACGATCTTCGTTGGCTTCTTTCACATTGCGGTTGATCAGCGTATCGGCAGTAATTGCCTTCCCACCTGATTTGCGTGCTTTACGTCCAGCATGAGCATGGGCCTTAACACCCTCTACCTTGCCACCACGCTTAAATGCACGCTTGGAAATAGGACGTGCACCAGTTTTAATACCAGCGTTGATGTCTGGCTGTGCAACGAAATCCGATGCGTCAACTTTATCTTTACTTGCTGAAGTAAGACGTAAGGCTTTTGCCTTATTCGCCTTTCTTGCGGCTTTTGCTGCTTCTGACATTTTACTACCCCTAGCTAGGTTTTACGGGCGTCCCCGTTTGAGCTGCCTTAAAATTACATCGGCGTCTGGCAGCGTAGAGCCGTTTTTGGATGATACACTAAGTGCGTGATTAACAACAGATCCGCCATGTTCATATTTTCTTTGTATTTCAATATCTTTTGGATCAAAAATAACACGATTTCTTTTACCTTGATCAACTATGTTTGTTTTAAAACCCTCTGTTTCTTTTTCTGACGCATATTGTTTAGCTTGTTGCGTATTAGGAAAATTACTTTCCGCATATTTTCCATTACCAGTGTATAATTCTACTCTATAAGCATTAGCTCGTGAACCTTGATCCAAGTATTTAATTCCTGGAATACCTTGTTCAGACCATTTTTGAGAAGCCAAAACATCACTGCCATTTCCTAATGCACGATACACAGAACTTCCCGGTAAAGTTCCTTCATTATATTGTTTTAACCAATGAGACATGGGTTGATTTTCTGGTTTAGTTTGTTGCATCATTTTATTTACATGATTATCCAAAATTTGCTGAATATCTGGATGTTGTTCAGACAATGGTTTATCCCAATCAATAAATCTTTCTGGGTCTGCATTAATATTCACTTCATATACATGACCTTTATATGGAGTTAGTTGTCCTGAAGATTGAATTGATTGTAATTTTTCAAGATCATTTTTTGCTAAATTTATAGTTTTATCTGGTAAAGAAGAACTATTTATAATTTCTTGTGCCTTTTGAATTGCTGGATTTAAATCTGTCCCTGAATTACGAGCTGTAACCCTTACGTTTAAATGTTGCAAATTATCAGGATTAAAAATTTCTCCTGAAGGTGTTTGTAATAAATCTTTAGATAAATCATCTCTGTATTTAATTGCTACTGGCTCATTTTCAGCAAGATAAATTCCATGCCCATAAGCAGCAGCACCCTCACCAGTGCCAATTTTACTTAAATCAAACTGCTCAAATGAATGTGGCGATCCGTGATAAGCACGAATTGGACCAGACCCAAGTGCAGTCCCGCCTTCTTCAACACCTCCAACACCACCACCCATAGTTGTTAATGCAAGGTCAATTGCTCTTTGTATGCCTTCATCAGACATTGGGTCAACTTCACCAGTCATAACATCATGTGGAAGGGAAACCGCATCAGAAACCCCTTTGGCAGTATTTACAGCAGCATCCGTTCCAACAGACTGAATTAGTGGAACGCCAGTAGGAACATCATCTGACTGTCCCGCAAAATTTAACCATTGGCTTGGATCATTAGGATCAACATCTTGTGGGCTGCCGCCAAATAAATAAGCCTGACGCAAAGCATGATTAATCATCCCGCCAGATAATACACTAAGTGCTTGATTAACAACAGCCCCGCCTTTTTTATAACCAGGCGTTCTCATTCCTGCGCCATTTAAAATGCGGTCTTTGGCAGCATCATTGAAATCAAAAACATGATAAAAACCACCATCCGTCATGGAATGAGTAACACCAGGTATTTTTTTAATTTCATCAAGAGCAAATTTAGGAACTTCTTTATCATAAATTCTATGTAAAGCTGTCGCTTGATTAACTTTATCTGGAATATTTTCCCAACTTTCTTTTGGGCCAATTCTTCTTGCAATAATTGGTTTAGAAGTTGGAAAATAAATAGTATTAGCCCCATTTTCTAAAGCGTGTTGTATAGCAGCTTTGGCAACAACCCCATGAACTTGCCTTAAAGGTCCAGTTTGTTGATTTGTTTGTTGAGCATCAGATTGTATTTCTTCAATAACAGCAGAATTAGGTTTTGTTTGTAACATTGATTGAGATAAATCTTCACCAGGTTTATCTGCATTTAATATGGATGCTCCATCGGGGGTCATTGTACCCCGAAAATGGCCTATGCCGTTATTAAAATTTCTGAAATGTTTATATGATCCATTAAAATTTGGATGCGAAACACCCATTTCAAAATAATTTTGTCGCAAAGATGGATTGTCTTTATCCAAAACCAATCTTTGGGCATTTTGATATTTAGGTTTTATAATAACATTAGAATTACCAAATTTATTATTTAAATTATCAATTTCTACGTTATGATTATTAATTAAATTATTTCTTGCTTGGTTTAATTTACTATTATAGTCAGCAGAAAATTCTGGATAAAGTTCTGGATTAGTTAATAAACCATGAATGGTTTGTGCATTATATTGGTATCTTTGACTGCTCAATTGTTTATAATTATTTATCCCATAATTTTTAGATAAAAAATATTTTACTTGAACTGGCAAAGTTATAAATTCATTTGCAGAATTTTCTGCAAGATTAAGTCTATCTACTATGTCAGATGTGTTCAAATTATCATCAAAATAATCTTTTACGTTATTTGATAATTGATGATAGAATGAATGTCCACCATCTTTTAATACTTTATTAGCTACAATTTGTGGCAAATCTTCATAGTGGCTATTGAATAAACTATCAATATCGTTTTTAGCTTGATCATAATTTTGCATCTCAAGTGGTTCTTTATTGTATTGTGATGCAGGCATATTATTGGCAAAATAATCTTTGCTCACTGTTGGCGTGTCAGCGAACTGAGATTTAATTTCTTCTAAACTATCAGGTGTAAATCCTTGCTTACCTTTAAGCTGATTTATAAAACTATCCACAGTTTGAACATCTGGGCCTTTTAAATCTTCCACCTTTACGGATGGGCGTAAATTTAAATTACCTTCAGGATCAACTTGGCTGTAAAAAGGTTTTGATGTTTCAGGAATATTTGTCGTTGGTAAAGGTTCAGGTTCTTCAGGTATTTTACTTAATGCTTTATCAACAATAGGAGTATTATTAATGATAGGCGCTTCTTCTTTAACTGCTGGAATATCTCCAGTTCTGCCTGTTTCAATTAATGCACTTTGCCCTAATGAATTTAAATCACGTTGCAGTTTATTTACATCTGTTTCATCAGCGCCTGTCGCCTCACCATAAGTTCCAGCTATTGCACCTGATGTTCCACCCACAAGAGCATTAATTCCCCTGCCAGCCAAAGATATTGGCGTAGCCACGGATTGATAAATGCCTTGGGCAATATTTAACGGCATTTCTAAATATGGATATTGTTTAGATATATCATCAATTTTTTGCTGATCTTCTGGATTATAACCTATTGGTTGGCTTCCAAATCCAGCACTTGCACCGCTTTGTATCCGTTCAGATATAGGTTGTTTGTATTCCGTAGCACCTTGATCCATTTCTTTTTTGGCATCACTAATTTGCTGTAATGCCGTATCTAAGTCAGGATCACCCGTTGGCTGATAATCACCAGCAGTTGGTGTATCCGCTGGATCTGTAACAGTGCCGTCTGTGGCGTAAGATTTACGCAAAGCATGATCAACCATGCCACCAGAAGCAAAACGTTTGGAATACTCTACCCCACCAGTAAAATTATGTGTTTTTGGAGTATAATTTCCAAACAAGTTTAAATTGCTGTCAGCATTTTTTTTGCCAAATGTAGCACCATACATTCTTCCAGATGGTGTATCACCAAATTGAGCATTGCTACTTATGTCGCTGTCATTATAGCCAAAAGATGCGATATTAGATGAACCCGATTGAGAATTGCTCAATGGCGTTTGTCGTGTAAATGATGTGTTGAATTTTGGCGATAATTGTGCGCCCAATGTAGTATTAAACATTGGATAAAGAGAAGCACCAGAACTTTGTTCTATTGGATTAACAGACCCAAATGATGCAGACAAATTGCCGTCAGACAGAGTAGCGTTTGTGTTATATTGATTTAAATTACCGCTAAATAAATCTTCTTTAGGCATTGAATTAGCTGTTAAAAGAGCATCACGAACAATTTTATCTTGATTAGATAAATCTGCTTCTGGTGTTCCCCCAGACGCATATCCTTGCCCCATACCTTGGCTGATTGCTTTATTTTGCAATAGTTTGCGTTGTGCGTCTGTTAATCCGCCAGCCCATGAACCGCCTTGCATACCGACCTTATCCCCACCAAGGTCAAGGTGCATAATATCAACAGCTCCATAAGGGCCACCAAACGGATGTGTTTTGCCTGAAAAATATCCGCCCCAACGCAGCTGATCGTTTAACTCAGGATACATTTGCATTTGGGCTTTGCGAGCCGATTGAGCAAATTGTTCATAAGTTCTGAAGGCTGGCAAGTTTTGATAATTGTTTAAAACGTTGCCATTGGCATCGGTAATTTGAAAATCAACTGCTTTACCCTGCCCATGAAAACGAGGATCGCCAGCACGATAACCAGACGTTAGTTGAACGCTGTAACCCTCTGGCAGGGATTTAGATGCCTCGTTGTAAATATCAATTAAACGTGGATCAACGCCCTTGACATTAACGTTTTGTGGCGGAGGAACAGTCGAGCCACCTTGCGGAGCAGATGCAGGCGGCGCTTGAGTTGATGTATCTGTAGTTTCATCGCCTAAATTAGACGGCCTAACGGGAGGCAACGGCACATTATTTGGCGTTGGATTGGGGATAACTTCTGGAGGAATAAGTCGTGGATTTGTGTTGTTATCAACGTCAGAATTTCCGTTAAGTATTTGATTTGAAACAGCTAATGCTTTTTGCAATTGTTGATCAGCACGAAAGAAATCAGCAGAACTATCAGGATTACCCCAATCAATACCATACAAACCAATATTTTGTTGGGTACTAGGAACAGGGGTATCTAGATCAATTAAACCGCCATCATAATAACCAACACGCCCACCACGCTTTTGCGTATTGGTTGATGTCGTTTCATCTTTTTTGGCAGCAGGCTTACCAGCCGCAGGCGTAGGCGTTGGAGCGGGTGTCGATGGCGTAGGAGCCGCAGGGCCAGCCGCCACAGAAGGAGCCGCCTGTCCAGCAGCAGGGGCTGACAATCCGCTAATATCTGGCTGAACGGAGCTAGGTGTGCCAGGCGTTTGCATCGCCGATGGTTTTGCCACAGAGGGAGCTATTCCCATCGGCAAAGATGTAGGTAACCCACTGTTATTTAATGAAGATTGACTGGCTGCGTCGCCATAACCTAATAAGCTATTGGCATAAGCAATTGGATCTGATGTATCACCCCCGTCAGCATAACCACCTCTTGCCATGCGTTTAGCAAGTAAGATGGCATGGAAGATCGGGTCATTTTCCATTACTGCACCGAGTTAGGCGTCGTTGGTAGCAATGAAGGTTCATTAGCTTCCAAGCGGTTAATCATATCTCCATGTAGCAGATTTTGCATTAGTGGGATAGCTTGTGGATTAGCAGCCATATCTTCTGCCAACTTAACAGCTGCTAACCGCTCACGGCTTTCACGATCACGCTTTCGGTTAATGGCATCAAGAACAGCATCTTGAGACTTCTGCTGCATTTCTTGCTGTTCAAGTTGCATCCTTGCCAGCTCAATAGGGTCAACTGGCTTTTGCCCATTCTGACCATTTTGAATTTCGTTTTGCATTTGTGCAGCTTTTGCTTGAGCCATCATTGTCTTAGCATCAGCTTCTTGTTTCTTGATTTGAAGCTCTGCCATAGCCTGCTTCATTTGCGGAGGCATCTGGCCTTGGGTTTGCGGAGGAGCCATGAACTGCTCAGGGTTGCTCCAGCCAATAGCCTGCATAGCAGCCGTGTCAATCGCAATAGGATCGTACATGGTTGGGTTTTGCTGTTGCAGTTGTTTCAACGCCATGATCTTCATAAGGCGTTGGCTATGGCTTGATGTATTAGGATCAGCTTGTGGCTGAAGGTCAAAGTTTTCCAAAGCCTGCAAGAATGTTTGTTCATCCCATTCCATAGCTGGCTTGCGATTGCGTTGCCAGAAGCTCTCTGGATGCTCTTTAAAGCACTCAACAAGCAGGCGAAATTCCTCTGCCTGAGAAGCGTGCATCCGCTTATGAACGCTGTTTTCAATTTTTGTGGCCTGATCAATCATAGCCAGCGTTGTGCCTACAGCGGCATCAGCTCGGCCCTCACCGACTTGCTGTTCAGATGTGCCACCGATGCGCATACCTGTTTGAGCCATGTCCTGAACCAAGGCAGCAAGCGTGCTGGATGGCTCTTTATAGGGCAAGTTCATGATCGCTTGGTTGATCGGCATACCACCAGTTTTAACAAGAGCAGCTCCGCCTGGAGGAATACGAAAGATATTCGTATTCTGTCTAGCTCCCGTGTCCGCCATAAGGAAACCGGGAAAATTCGCATACATACCTGCGTCAAGAAGCTCACGCCACGCAGCAGTAACTGCATTGGTCGTATTGCCCAATATATGCAAAAGTCCAATGTCATAGAAACCCATGCCAGGAACGTATGTATATTTGACGAAGTTTGAACGTGCTTCTGGTAGCTCTTGATCATCTTCATCATAATTCCTCACAATTGATAAAATTTCCTTGGAGGAAACGTCAATCGTCACACGATATGGAATTTCCAGACCGCTTTCTTTACCCTTATACTTATGCTCAAAGCCTTGGATGTCCAATTCACAATAGCACTCATAAATTTCACGATCACGATCATCAGGGTTTTTCGTATCCAATTGGATACCCTGCTGATCCATCTTTTGGCGCTGTACGGCATCCAGCTTGGGCATAGCCGCCTGATGCAAATCAATGTCACGATAAACGCCGAGAATTTGAAGACGCTTAACTGTGCTTGGCTTCATGTACACACGATGTGTAATACGGCGTGCATTACGCAAATCAGTAGCTGCGTTGTTAACGATCAAGTCGTCAGCATCCACAGTTTCAGATACAGGGCGGTTTCTTAATGGGCAGAAGTAAATTTTCTTAAAAGCTGTCCCACCAAAACCGAGCATAAGAAGCATACGATCTGTGTCTGGATAATACTCAGACGCCACGCTGGTCAGGTAATGGTTTAAATCCCGCTCCAGCGCACTCGCAAGCTGGTCCTCCCCCAAATAGGCATTATTATCGTCATTGCGGATTTTAACTGGACCATCCGTAGGAAGCATCTCACTACGAGCATTAGCCTGAAAACGAAGAACAGCCTCTAGTAATAGTGGGTGTCGGACTTTTGACATACCCTCGACAGGTGCGCCGTCAGATGCCCCTGCCAGATTAGGAAGCTCTACCTTCAAGCCTAAAAGCTTAATGCCTTGCGCACGATCCTCAATCCACTCTTTACGGCTATCCAAATCGTCTTGAATACCCCGTAACAATTCAGAGCTAATACGATTAAGCTCCAAACTATCAATCTCATCAACCAGATTGTCGAACCACCCCTTCGACGACTTTTGATCGCCTTCTTCAATTGGTCTGCCGTCCAAGGAGATAGTAATTGACCCATCGCCATGCTCTATCTCCAAAACGTTGCCTTTAGTATCAAAAACTGGCTGGTCGCCGTCTTCAACCATTTCAATTACTACATCATCGGCAGAGGGCATTGGCTCTGCTTCAGGAGCTTCTTGGCGTATAGATGGCGTAAGGCCAGGAACTAAAGGCATGGTAAAATCCTATTCCAAAGGCAGGCGTTCCATCTCATCAACAAAACGCCTAATTCCTTCTTGTGCCGCTAATGTATCAGACTTTGCAGCAATTTCATATATGCGAACAAAATCATAAGGTTCTTTACCCCAAGTCTCAACTCGGTAAGTAGCTAAACCCTTGTTGCCCATCTTAGGCTCTTTAATAATGTCAACTATTGCTTGACAGTTCACCCGTTGCATAACGTACCCCAAAATAATTGTCCCGTTTGCCATCGTAGGCTAACCACAGTGAACGATGACTGACCTTTTTTGAGCAAAGAGGTTCTTACTTGTATCCCGCCACGGGAGCAAACAGCGGTTAATATATATAGCACAAACAATCAAAATTAACCAAGTTATTACCTAAAAACGCTTTGTATTCAAAGTTTCATCCAATTGTGATATGTAATTTATAGTTTGTGGCGGAAACTATCATGATATTATCTCCTGAAGATATAGAGCGATTACTTAAAAGGTTTGGCTCTAATAACAAAGTAAGCAGGTATTTAGGGTTCCCAGAAAGTACGCTTAGAAGCAAAATTAAATTCAATAGAGAAATCCATGTATCAGACAGCTTGAAAGAGATGTGGGCATTGGAAGAAGAAGTTAAGTCGCTCAAGAATGTCATCGAAAACATACAGAAAGCGAAATCCTTAAAGCCAAGGTATATTGCTGGCAGGGAAGACGCAACGAGGGTTGTTGCTATTGGCGATACACATGACCAGCCAAATATGGATAAAGAACGCTTTACATGGATTGCTCGGCATTGCGCCGAAACCCGACCACATAGAATTATACAAATTGGCGATTTCTGCTCATGGGATAGCGTATCAACCCACGAGCCTATTGGCTCACAAGGATATGCTCAACGCCCAAGCTTTAAAAACGATCTTGAAAGCTGTGAAGAAGCAATGCGAGCTTTCTTAAAAGAAATCAATGGTTTAGATATACACATGGAGCTAATTGCTGGCAACCATGAAGATCGTATCAACCGATTTGAGAACAGATCACCTGAGACTGCTGGCTCTCTTTATATGCAGTTTGAAGAAATCTGTGCACAATATAGATGGCGTCTGCATGACTATGGTCATTGGCTTTTTGTTGATGGCGTTGGCTTTACCCATGTCCCCAAAAACATTATGGGCAAACCCTTTGGTGGACAAAACTCTGAGAATTCAATAGCTAACCACGCAACTCACTCAATTGTGTTTGGACATACGCATCGGGCAACCTTCCGAAAAGCCCCCAAGATTGGCATCAACAACAGCATTGAAGTCCTCAATCTAGGCTCTGCAATGCCTGATGGCTATGTGGCTAAGTATGCAGGAACGGCTACAAGCGGATGGAGTTATGGTATATTCGATTTATCCATCAAGTCAGGCCATATTGTTTCTCATCGCTTTATAAATATGGCTGAACTGAAAGAAAAATACTCATGAGGTTTGATAAAATGACTTCCGATGCTGTTGAGCTTTGCAAATTATTTCGTGTGAAATTTGGCCCTGCTGATGCAGAAAATGAAATGGCTAGAGAATTACTAGAGTTAAATCAATTAATTACCAACCTTGAGCAACGGATTGTCTATCTGGAACGGGACAGGCATCGTGCTTACCATCGTGAAAAGCCCCGTCAGCCAATAGCATTGTTCAAGTTTGAAGAAGATAATCCTGTCGAAACCGATGAATGGATTGTAACGGGAAGGGAAACCGCATGAATGAAGATGATGAAGACTATGTATATCAGGAGGAAGTCCCGTCTTTTCCTGCTGACCCTATAGCTCAACGTGGGCTTGCTTTTGTTGTCGTGGCTAAATTTGCAAACACAA